CTTCTGCTTCCAAAGAACCAACCATTCCGTTAGTTCCTTTTTTGAACTCTGAACCATAAATGAAATCAGTACAAGCAGTAGACACAGCAAATGCTTGTCCTGTTGCCTCATAGTAAGCTACTGTGAAAGTAGTTGCTGAAGGAACTGCAGTAACGATTGCTTTGTTGAAAACACCTGAAGTGTTGTTTTGAATCATTACAGTTTGTCCAACTCGAATTGCGATGTAAGTAACACCTGCATCAGCTACTGTGAAAGTAGCGGTATTTGAGTTGATTGCTGCTCCTGAAGTACAGCTAGTGTACTTAATGTGAAGACGACCTTGTTCTGCCCATTTGATTTGGTCAGAGTTAGAAGGTATCTCAGCACCTACCATTCTCAAGAATGAAGATACTGTACGATTACCATAACGCTCAAACTCTTTTTCGTAAGTATCAGGAAGATACTGATTCAAAAAGTTAAAGTTGGCAATGTAGTTGGTTTGTAACGCTACTTGCTCCGCTGCCGGTTGTAATGCAAAAGTAGGAGACGATAATAATGAACCTGCCATTTTACTTTAGTTTTTAAATTTATAATTTTTTTATACTGCGGATTTTAAGGCTTCTACCCGAATCAGGATTTACCGCTTTAACCTGCATTCCATCCGTCATTTTTGCTACCTCAGGCGCTCTACGTTCAGACATCTGAATGTTCTTCATATTCTTTATCGTGCCTTCAGTTGCATCTGATTTACCTTGCTCATAAAAGAACTTGGCAAACTTATCAGGATTCATAGCAATTGCTAACGACCTATGGTAACCTGCTGCATCCTTAATTAAGCCCTGCTCATCCAAAAACTTATTTATAAAGTTTGCGGGTGTAGCTTGAGCTCTTTTTAATTCATTAGCTTCTCCGGGACTGAAAGTGATTCGTTTATCATCAAGATTAAATTCAAAACCTTTGAACTCTCCATTAAATACCTCATCCGTTTTTTGGTTAAACCAACTGCGTTTTCTTTCATTCTCCTCTTCAATAGTCTTCGCTTGCTTAGTATATTGCTTGTAGCTTTCGTAAATTTCCTTTTCCTCTTCAGAAATAAGTGGCGTGCTTGACTCAAGCGGCACTTTGTATTTTTCTTTTTGAGAATTAAAAAACTTCTTTGCTTCAGCAACAGCCTTTTTTCTTTCTAATTTTATTTTTCTAATAGTTGCCTCATCATCAAGGTCTTCATCATACCTGTAGTCTTCCATCAATGTTTCAATGTCATCGTTGTCAAGACCTTCTTGAGTAGCTATTAAATAGTTTTCAAGTAAATCTTCAGGATCCATTGAATCATAATCTTTCTTAAGATTCAAGAAATCCTCAAAACCTCTACCTGTTTCTTTTTTATACTTCATATAAGCAGCAACATCCTCAGGTAAAGCCTCAGCTTCTTCCCTTTGAGCTGCCAACTCATCTAATGAGTTAATCTGCTTATTATATCTTTTTCCAATATATGAAAGAACTTTTTCCTCTGTTAAATCCTCTTCATCATTATCAATGATTGGAGGTGTATCAATTGGAGGCATATCAATAGGTGGTGTATCAATAGGTGGTGTATCTCCCGATAATTGCTGCTCATGTTTCTCAAGCAATTCTTGTTCTACTTGTGCCGTACCTTTTTCCTCTATACCGTCTAATAGTCTTACTTTTAATTCCATTTTATTTAATTTTAATTTGATTTAATTTTCCTACAAATATATATAATTTTATTTATTTTTTATCGAGGCTCAAACTCCCCTAAATCAAAACCATCTAAACTATCTTCATTAGACTCAAAATTAAGAGGAGGAAGATTATTTTTACGTTGATTTATAAGTTTTGATTGCTGAGTATTTTGAAGGCTTATACGCTCTGCTTTTGCTGTTTCAGCATCTTGCTGTTTCTTGGTTAAAGTTTGCATTTCCATTCCACGAAGTTGTTGGGTATATGCAAATTCCTCTGCCATCAAGTGAGATTTTAATTCAGCTTCTACTTGCATTTTCTTAATATCAAACTCTATTTCAGCTTGTTTTAATTGCATTTTAGTTTGAAGCTCCATTTGCATTTTTTGCATAGCTGTTTGACCTGCCATCTCCTGAGACTTCAATTGCTGTTGAGCCATCATCGCTTGCTTCTGCATTTCCATCTTTTCTTCACGCTCCTGCTTTTTAACTCTCTTAACTTTCAATAGTTGATTAGCAAGTTTCAAGTTTTTAATCTCACGAATATCAATTGCATCCTCAAGATTAATATCTCCTTTAGATAAAGCCATTTGGATATTAGCTTCAAGTTGAGCTTTTTGCTCTTCGTCAGGGGCTACTTCTATAAATATACCAAAGTCATAAATATACAAGTCAGATATTTCATTTAGAATAGATACATTGTATCTACCTATTTTATTTACAAAGTCATCTTTAAAGTCTGAATACTGCAATATGTCAGCAACTCTATAAGTAAGAGCTTCAGCTAAAGAACGATAAACAAACAATGCTCCTTCCAATATATGTCTAGTTGCAGTATTTGAGTTTAATGCAGCTAACTTCTGTAAACCAACCAATGAATTTGGATCAGGCATAGATCCGTCTCTAGCTTCATTCAAGCCGGTTACAGTTCTAATCATGTCCATATAGTGATTATAGTTTCCTATAAGCATTTGCAGCTTGCTACCACCTGAGTTTGAAGTAAGTTGAGTAATAGGAACTTTTGCATTGTTGAAGTCTCCATCTTGATTGTAGCTTCTTCCAATAACGGAACCCGTTTGGAAGTATAGTCTTAATGCATCTTCAGGATTATACGCTGCTCCTGTCCCTAAGTCCACTTCATTCAATCCATCTGCGTCAATAAATACACCATCCGGAACAACACGATTAACTACTTGTTGTAGTTTTAAGTGTGTAATTTGAATAAGGTCTGCAAAAGGAATCATTCTACGAACTGTAGACTCAATAGCTCCTTTATACATACGCGGAGCGCAAGCAACATAATTTGGTAACGCATGCTGAGAAGATGATTTTGGTCTTACCATATTCTCTGACAATCTCCATTGCAAAAGAATGTTAGTACCCATTACCATAATACCCTCATACCATACATCAATAGTTTTTTCTATTTTCTCGAATTTTCCTTCCTCCATCATTTCTGCCGGTGGATTGAAGGTGTCGTCTTTTTCTATCACTCTAGAACCACCATTGTCTAGCATTTTCTTTTTGTAAACTACTTTCTTCGTGGTTTTATAGTTGAAGTACATCAATGTACAGGTATCTCTAGAGAATACGCTGTTTTCATAAAATTGAGCTACATTGTAGTAATCATACCAACCTTGACTATATTGAGTAATTTCTTGTAAATCTTCCTTAGTTAAACTTTGGTCAATTTTCATCAACTCTGTAATTGGAAGAGTTTTGATTTCTCCCCAATAAAAACAATCTCTAAAGTAAGGGTCTTCAGTATAGCTGTAAACGATATTGGCAGGGTCAACGTAAGAAATCTTAACACCGGTTCCCAAAAGGAACTCATGCTTAGCTACAGATAAACCAAGTACAGTTGCATCATAGTCAAGTCTTTTTCGAATTTCATCATAATGATTTTCGTCAAAAATTGTATTAATAGCTTCTTCTTCTGCAATCTCAATAGCAGGCTTGTAATGCAATTGCATATACAAAGATAGCTCCTCATCTGTTTCAGGTAATTTCTCAGGGTCCATTGTAAATGGGTCTACTCCTGATTCTTCTTTTATTACTTGAAGCATAGGTTTAGCAATCATCTGACCTTCAATCATTTCTTGATACTTGCTTCTCTTTGCTTGAGACATTGCATCTTGAGCGTATGCTTTTACTTTAAACAGCCTGTCAGACATTCCGTTTACAATAATATCTACAAATTTAGGAATGATAGGAACGGGAGTCCAATCCAAATTCAAATAAGATAAATCTCCATCAATAGCTAATTCATTCTTATATTTTGCAACTGACTGCTCTCCTCTAGCATAAAGTCTAAGTCTATGAAATTCTTTCCATCTACCATAATATCTACAAGAGTTTCCGTCTTTTCTAAACCACTCATATTGAATGGCTTGACCAACTTGTAATCCAAATTGCTCTGATGCTTTTTCCGCGTCAGTAGCTAACTGACTTGGGAAT